TTTTACGTTCTCATAAATCTTTTTTTGTTCTACATACCAATCTTGCCAGCCGTGTGTTTTTTCAGCACACTGATAATACAGGGCATAATTTTGTATCACTACCTTGAGCATGTCACGCAGGCTGTTTTTGCCATCGTCGATGGTCAGCAGGTCGGGGCAGCGTTCTAGCAGCACAGCAGGTGCCACAGGAAATGTTTGTTTTACTGGCACAGGTGTTGAACAACCGGCCAGCAGTAATGCAGCAATTACAACAAACGATTTCATTTCTGACCCTTTCGTTGCTGTTCAATGATCTTGTTCATGCGAGCTGCTTCGTTGTGAACGTCAATGGCTTCTTGGGGAATGGGGCAGTTGTTGACTTCTTTGATGATTTCTTTGTCAACGTATTGAATCAAAGTTTCTGCTTTTTCTTTGACCACTTGTGTCTTGGTTACTACTTTAGTCTCTACCACAGTATTGACCTTGGCTGATTCAGCTTCGGCCAGCTTGAGTTTTTCTTCCAGTTGATGCACACGATCACGCCATTCCATTTCCACTGCAACACCGCCTCGGAAGTAAACACCCAATACTAGTAATGCAACGCCTACAATCTTAAAAGGCAGTTGGTATTGATACACAAAAGGAATACGGTGAGCAAACCAACCTGCTACAGTTAGCACAATGCCAATCAGCAACAGTATGTTGCAAAACCATATGATCAGCGCATCAGGGAGAAATTGTAAAATCCACATGTAGATATTTATAAGTATTTCTAATGTTTGATTCTGATCTAAATGTGTTTTATTCTGGGGGCTCAGGGGGTTTTTACTTCTTGCATTGCTTGTTAATGAACAAGCAACATTTTTGTCGTTTTCCTACGAAAATAAAATATGATTATCATCCGGCATTAAGATTGCCTGAATCAAGTTATAATAGTATAAAAGACTCTAGTTGGCCTAACTATAGCTACTATCTTCGACATGGTAGCCTAGATAACATAGAACTGCAAAACGCAGAAATGCAGTGGGCTATAAATCCCGAAGTAGTACCAGGTTGGTTTGATCGCGTGTTTGAATCTGTGCATCAACATAATTGGAATATAAATCCCAGTCGTTGGAAATCCACAGAAATCTGGCCAAGTAATTCTGACACTTTAAATTCTACCTGTGATCTACGACCCCACAAGGTATTTTTTACTTGCAACGATATTGAGTCGTGGCTGCAATGGCCGGGCAAAAAAGTAGTTCTATACACTGACATCAGAACGCAGACAAGACTAGCAATGTATAAAAAAGCCTGGAAATACACTAATCCTGAAAAAAAATATTTAAAAACAAAGATTAGTTTATCCTCGGCAAAAAATTATCTCGGGGAGTTAGTGTGGGATAAAGCATTACCGGCCCTGCAGCAAGCCGATTATACTGTACGCTTACAAGATTTTGTTAAATCAATGTTGGATTCTAAGTCTACACAAACACAAAAAGATTTTACTAACTTTTGGTTATCTCAACATCCAACAGATTTGTTACGCAGATGCAATTTGATTTAAACTGTTTAAAAACTGCGTAGTTTTCTCTGTAAGGATTCCGGTTATTTGCAGTGTTGCCCTGGGCACATGCCCGGCGTTGGCAGTGGCATGGGGCACGTTGAACCAGTCAAACGTTACCACATCACCGGGCTGCCAGCCCCACCATTGATAGTTACCAAAGTTCCAGAAATGTCCGGGCTGCCAGTCTGTGAGTTGTACAAAATAACGCACAACTTGACTGGGGTCTTGGGGCATCCATTTTTCCAGTTTGTCTATGTGCAGATTCCAAGTCTGCCCAGGATGCTGTACATGTATACGAGCCATGCACTTTTCTAAGCCAAACTGATCTGCTATGCGTTGAAACACAGGATCAAGATCATAGTTCAAGTTTGTGATCACGTGATCACGGCCATAGCCCTGTTGTTCTAGATCATAATCTTCTTGGTCATATTCTTCAGCGGCACGTTTGAGTGGATCGTTGTCGCGGCCACGTGTGCGCCAAGTCACTGAGTGAGACCGGTCAATGGCCTGTTGCAATTCGTATTGCCAGCAGGGCTGTATTCTGCCCACAGGAATCACTGTGTCCCAGCGTGGATCAATTTGTTGTGTGTCAAAATGATACTGACTTCTGGCCCGTGTTATTTCCCAATTTGATTTCATATTACTCTTACCCTTACATCAGACTCAACATAGTTTTGGCGATATTGCTCAGGGGGCAAATCAATTTTCAAAGCACGAGCCAATTCATGATTGTCTACCACGTCTTTTCCTTTTTTGTCCCACCACTTGCTGAGAATTCCTGCATTTTGTCTTTTTATAATTTTCGCCATTTCTCGCAGATTCTGATAGTATTCTGCATAGCTGGGATAGGTGATGTCGAAATGACCACACTTTACCCACCAACCCAAGCAAGCATCGTCGCTGCGATGAACCAGCACAATGGGAACGTCAGGCCATGTTTGTCGCAAAAATTGGATATTGTTCTCATATGAAAAGATATGGCTTTTGATAATTCTAATTCCTTGAGCATTGTTATTAAATGGATAGTCAAAACTGGCCTCCGCTTCTTTTTTACTCATTACTGACAAATCTTCAGGCAGTGGGCAGGCCATGCCTGGATCCCAGTATGCGCCCAGGTGCATCAAGTCCATTTGTCCCCCAGCGTCGTGATAGTATGTCCAGTCATCACGATAGTCTGTGTGATCAATGCTGGGGCTGTAGTAAATGTTCTTTACCACTGAACTCCATTTAGAACCTGGAGCACCGGCTACAAAGATATATTTCATAATGTGTGTATTAAATCCAAGATGTATTTGCGTGTATGGCGATTCACAGCACGTTCGGGGTGCCAGCCCACGCCCAGTTGGCGATTTTCTTTATGTAGCACAAGTTCAACAATGCCTGCAGAATCCTGTTGCAAGATTTCAAACCCCGGAGCCAACCGATCAATACAAATGGTGTGATGACAAGTTACTTCAAATTCAGGCAACTGCACTTTGACGTTGTCATAGGGTTGTTCCATCAAACGATGTGTACCGCCCATGACATAATTCAAGAAGTGTTGACCGCGACAAATGCCTACTAATGGTGTGTGAGTCAACGCACATTGTTTTATTATGCTGGCTTCAAAATGATCTCTCAGCGGGTAATGATTGTTGCGCCAGGTACGAATGTCAGGCATGTCATTACCGCCGGTTAAGATCACTAGATCATATTCAGCAACATCAATCACAGGTCCGTGACAGCAAACAGGTACAATTTCGTGCCCTGCTAAAAATTCATACCATTCGTGATTCAAAGCCGCATGCCACGTATCACGTAGCACACGGGTCATTTCCATAGAAATAGCTATTTTCATTCTGGTTTGATTTTTCTAGCAAATGGTTGCCACTGTTGACGCAGGCGTGTCATTGCAGCACGAACACCCTGGGGACTGTGTTCGTTGGGGCTGATAAAGATGTAGTTCTTATCAAACTGCTCTCGCACCGCAGCACTACGAATAATGGGCACAAATGCATTGTGATACCAGTCTTGAATTTCTTGTGGTGTTCCTCGGGGCAACATCAAGTTCCAGCAAGCATAGACATTGAGATTGGGCACATAATCTTTCATTAGTCGAGCCCCGGGAAATTCCTTTAACGGAACTTCTGATGCCAAGCCAATCAATTGAAGCTTTCCAGCTTTTACCAGTGGACCGCCTACAGCAATGGGAAATACCCCAAATTCTACAGCGCCCGACAGCACATCAGTCATTGCTTGTGCAGGACCTTTGTAGAGAATAGTTTCTACAGTGTCTCGATCTGGACCCACACCTGCAACAAAATACTCTACAGCCAGCTTGTGTGCAGCGCCACCCACAGCAAATGTAATGGGACGTCGGCCACTTTTAACATCGGCAATGAGTTTTTCTGGAGTGTTGACATCTGTTTTTGTTCTAGCATAAAACGCCAGGGGTGCCTTGCCGATGTTAGCTACACCCTCCCATGCCATTGCATCAAACTTCACAGTCTGCGGATACCAAATTTCTGCTGTGACAAATGTTGATTGGCAGCTGGGCATGGCTACGTGATAACCGTCAGCGGGCTGCTTGTCAAAGTGATTCATACCAATATTGCCATCGGCACCGGGTTTGTATTCAGGAACCCATTTAAAATTAGGAAATTTCTTTTCTACTTCAGCAGCAACAATACGGAATGATATTTCATTTCCTGCACCTGGACCATTGGGAAAGGTCACAGTTACAGTTTTTTTGGCATCGGGTTGCCAAGCAAAAGCAGCCAAAGGCAGAGCTAGTAATAATGCAAATAACTTCTTCATAACTTCTTTCTGGAAAAATAGGGGGACTGTGCCCCCTGGGTGATTAGTTGTAGGCTTCGTCAAATATAGCACGAGCTTCGGGTGTAGCAACACTGTTTTGGCAAGAGATTTCAAACAAGTCTCTACGCATCTGTTCGGCCATGATTTCAACTTCAGCTTGCACAGCAGGATCGTTGCACAATTGCTCTAGCTTGTAACGACCGATCTTTGAGTGGAATCCTTCATCACGTGCAATTTTGGCATAACGTGAGCTGATGAATTCGTCGTCGATGCAGCTGGCCATCATGTCCCAATTGCGTTCGGCACGGCCTTCGGCAATGAACTGATACAATGCCAATGCTACAGGATTAGAATCGGCTTCATATTTTTCCAACAGTGCAGCGCCTTTGGCTTGTGGCTTCTTAGCTTCGTCGGCAGCAGCTTTGGCCAAATCCAGTTGTTCGCCGCTCAAATACTCTACAACTTCTTTAACCATGTGGAAATGTACAGCTTCGTCCAAAGCTTGCTTGCTCAGCATTTGCAATTCTTCGGGTGCAGTGTCAACTGGCATGCTGGCAACACGAGCAGCAATTTCTACCATGTTCATACGCTCGTTTAACATACGACCGCGGAAATGGGCAATCAATTCTTGTTTGCTGGGTTTAGAGTCAAAGTAGGCTTTGACATTGAGTTCGCCAGCACGAAACAGTGCTTCGTTTTCTGTGCCAATTTTGGCTACAAATTCTTTTGATGTCAACATGGGATCTCCTTAAATATGTGACTGTTTTTTCACAAGGCTAGAAAAAAATTTTCTAATCGTGTAAAATATTTACCTTATATATCAAAATTTTTTATGAACACCAAAATTTTTGCTCTCTTAACTAAAAATTTACAGGCTGCATTTAGTTTGCCCAAGTACGCAAACATTGTGATCAACGCTGATACTCATGTGGATCAGCTGCCTTGGACACCAGCACGTTATCGCAAGTTCAAAGATGCTGTGGAAGCTGAATTGAGTTTGCCCTGCGACTATGTAGGAACGTTGGGTGATATCACGCACGATCTAAGCGAACGTTACATACATCGCTTTTTTGCTGAAATTTGGAAACCAAGGACCAATGACTATGACTACACCGGTTGGCAGCTGGCTGACGAAATCAATCAACTCAATCCGCGTAGTGTGTTGGATGTTGGCTGCGGTTATCATCCATTTAAAGGTCGTATCAATAATATTGTTGGCATCGATCCTTATAATAATTGTGCAGATTACATGGTGGATATTTTGGACTATGTGGGCCGCCATGATGTTGTTGTTGCTCTGGGTTCAATCAATTTCAACAGCCGAGACGAAATAGAAGCCAGATTTGCCAAGTGTGTTGAGTTGCTGGATCAGGGCGGCAGATTCTACCTACGTGCCAATCCCGGCATCACACACAAAAGCGGACCCTATGTGGAAATATTCCCTTGGAGTTTTGAAGTTGTAAAAGAATTTGCAGATCGATACAATCTACGCTTGGATACCTTTAAAAAGGATGCCAACGACCGACTGTATTTTGTCTACACCAAACTGTGATTATTGCTGCTCGGCAGCCAATTTTTCACGCAGAAGCCGACGAGCTTGCACAAAGTTCTCGGCTTCAATCACAACAGTGCGTTCAGGGTTGGTGAGATTAAAGGTGTATGTGCGCATCATTTAAGTCCTGCTGCACGTTGCAGTGCCAGTGTATCTGACTTGAGTTCGTGTATGGTTTTCACTGGTAAGCCAGCAGCCACACGCCACTCATTGAGATCTTGTTCGTGCGTGGCACGATAGTCATTTGGGGTCAGCGGAACTGTTTTGGCAAATGCTTCTTTGCTCCAGGGCTGCTCTCCGCTGTCATAAGTCATCATCCAGTCACTGGGTTCAAACTCTGTGAGTGTGCTGAGATCATCCAAGAGTTCTTGAACTTGATCAGGTGCGCTGCGACGACGACGCATTTCAAGGTACACAAGATAGCGATTGGGCTTGATTTCGCCTGGACTTTGATCAGCGTCCAGCACAAAATCATAGCCTTTTTCAAACCAGCCCACTAGATCACGAGCTGCTTTTTTGTCACGTACAAAAAAACTCAACACAATGATATCAGCATCCTCGCCCATTTTAGAAGAGAATTCGTCCACGTGAATAGTGGGCTTCATGATACCGTCTAGGTCTTTATACTGTAGACCTTCAAGCAAGCGACGGTTGTTGAGATTGTTGAAGTTGTTGCTGTGCATCTTGTGCCTGCTCGTCGTTTTGATATTCTTCTTTGTCTAGATCCTGCTCATATGCTGTGTCTAGTTCTTCGAGATCAATGTCTTGATCTTCCATTTCGATACTACCTGTGCGAATTTCGCTCATCAATGCCTTGGGCATGACAATTTCCACCAACCAAACTTCACGCTCAATCAATCGTGCTTTTTTGGTTCCGGGTTTGTAGTCCGAGGGATCTGTGATGCGAATTGGGATTTTGATCTTTTGCCGCTTGTAGTTTACTTCACAATCAAATGGCAGTAATCTACGTCCGCCGCGTGGATCGGGCATGAGCTTGAGTGGCCACATAAATGTGCAGGCCACACGATATTTAGAGATTTCGGGACCGGCCACTAGCTCGCCAATTTCCCAGTTGCGGAAAGCATAGATATCTAGCTCATCCAGCACACGCTCAAAGTCCAGCAGCGTGGTGAGACTACCGTCGCTCATGTAGATTTCGCGAATGTTGTCTGCTACTTGCCAGTAGTCTTCGTGGTTCTTGAAAATCTCTTTATCCATAGTGTTATTTATGAATAATTCTTGCTTAACTTAGCAAAGTAATAGTTGCCATTGTTTTTGACAGTCAAAACATCACGCTGCCCTAGTGTTTGGGAAGGTGTATCGTCGTTATTTTCCCAAAATATCGATGTTGAGCCAGTCCATGTTATAGAGGTATTGTCGGACCCATATCTTAAAAATACAGTCATCTCTCCACCAGTGGGAATATTACTAATAGTAACGTTCAGAACAGCATCATCAGGTTCGTAGTTTTGCCATTGTCCGTTGTTGTAGTTCAGTGTAACAGTGTTTGCAAATCCAGCATCGTATACTGTATTGACCAACGATGATGATGGAATAGTAATAGTAGCAACTCCGCCTACATTACTAGCAGTAACACCTGCGCCTACAAAGTTAATGGTATTAGCAGAAGCAACTACATTGCTGCCCTCGTCTTGTACAGCAATTGTGCTAACACCACCAGTGGCAGCAGTGTATTGGAATGTGCCGTCGGCGAAACGAATACCTACGGTATTATTAGCAGGAGGGGAGGTTTGAAAACTAGGGGTTATCTGCAGACTACCGCCAATTTTTACATTGCCCTTGTTGGTTACATCAATTAGTTTTTTCCAACCTAGTTCGAATCCGGTGCTGGCACGGTAGTCAGCATTGGTTTGGTTTACACTTACACCAAAAATAGTGCCTTCGCCCGACGGAGCATTGTAAGCCAACCCGTCCATGAGTACCATGGCTTGATGAATGTCTTGTTCTTCATTTGTGATAACCACAGTGCGATTGGGGTTGGTAATTGCTGGATCACCATTGAAGCCATAAAATGTTTGCGACGAATTAAAACTTCCCAAGCGAACTCTACCCCACGCATCATTGCTGGGTCCATCAAATCCACTCCAAACTCCAAATCTATATTCATTTCGGGCTGTGATTATACCATTGGCGTCGAGAGAAGTAGGAACTCCGCCTACAAACAAACCTCCTTGTGTAAACACTAGATTTGCGCTGCCACCAAATGTTCCGTTGCTGTTGAACTGTATAGCACCATTGTTGCCGCCTGGCTTTACTTGAGTAACCACAACATTGTTTGAAACATTAGAACTTGGTATGACTCCAATATCCAGTGCAATTTCATTAACAGGAATAGTGATAGTAACAGTAGCATTTCCTGAGGTACCTGTGCCAGGCCCGGGTGTAACTGCCCCGGGCGCCCGATCGATTGGGCCTGTTGGCACAGCAGGTAGCGGAACAGGTGTTGCCGCCTGTGCTCGCGTCAGAGGATTAGGTGATGCGTCCAATGGACCACTGGGCTGTGGTGCTGTAGGCACAGGTGTAGAAGCTTGCCCGGGTGCTACAGGATTGGGGGAGGTTGCTGTGGCTCTAGGCCCCGGCGGCGGCGAGGGAACAGGTACAGGGGCGGGTGTTCTGGTAGTCATAGTATAATATTTATTGACTACTTTGTTTTTTGATACTGCCGAGTATTCTGCAGCAAAGCCTAATACTTATCTCAAAAAAACAGTGAAATCTGTCTACATAATTCTTCATGTCCCTGGTCCGTAAATATCTTGGTCCAACTAGGACATAAAGGAGTAACAACTTTGAGCAGAAACCGCGCCGCCAAGGCACAACAAAAACGTATGACACACACTGAAAACACCATCAGCTTCGATCAAGCAGCTAGACCCCAAGCTAGACGCATCGACTTGGTCCCTCGAACACGAAACCAAGAGCAGTTGGTGCTGGCTCTACAAGATCCAGAGCAACACATTGTGGTCACGCACGGACCAGCAGGCACAGGAAAAACTTATCTAGCCATGTTGGCTGCAATCAAAGCACTTAAAGAAGGAGATTGTGATCGAATTATTATGACACGCCCTGCAGTAGGCGTCGAAGGTGAGCAACATGGATTTTTACCTGGCAACTTAGTTGCCAAAATGGAACCCTGGACTCGCCCATTACTGGATGTCATGCGAGAATATTATCGCCCACAGGACATTGTAGCCATGATAGAAGACCAAGTTGTGGAAATTGCGCCTCTGGCTTACATGCGCGGCCGCACCTTCAAGAATGCATGGATCATTGCTGACGAAATGCAGAATGCCACCCCAGCACAGGCCAAGATGTTGATGACTCGTATTGGAGCGAATTCACGTATTGTTATCACTGGAGACGTGGAACAAGCCGATCGTCACACAAACGAAAACGGTTTGTTGGATCTATGCGATCGATTACAAGCACATGCAGTCAAAGGAATCGCTGTATGCCCTATGACCAACAGGGACGTACAGCGACACAAAATCATCGGCGATGTGTTAAAACTTTATTCTGATTGAGAGGTTACTATAGAATAAATTTCTTTCCAGTTGCGTACACGCGGCACACGAGGATCCTCATAGTCCATGTTGTGCCCGTGTTCTACCAGCAACGGTCGGAGACCAAGCTCTGCGCCGACTTGGCAGTTTGTAATCTTGTCCTCGATCCACCACAGACCAGAATCACGGTAGGGTTCTAGTGCTTCATCTTTGTCCGCACCTGTTTCCAAAATCACAAACTTCTCAAATGCAGTTTCACCAAACAACTTACGCAAATTCATTTTGCGCAGCTCTTGGGCATCTGTGTTAGAGCTCAAGCTAGTAATAGCGTGAAAAACAAATCCATGTTCTTCGTGTAGTCGTTTGACATAGTACATGGCATCACGCAGCGGGGGAAGGAATCCAATGTGCGCCGATTCATTAAAGATTTTGATCAGCTTTTTACCTTGATCAGGATCGATGCCATAGCGTTTGCCGATGTTGTATTTGAGATTGCCGCCTTCTACTTTGTTGAATCCATGTGTGCGGAGGTATACGTCAAAACTGTATTCCCAGTCCAACAACACACCATCAACGTCAGTTAGAATTATTTGATTCTTCATCTTTTACAGGCTCCGGTTCAGTTTTAGAAAATTCAACTTCGTAGCCGTTTTCATGAAACAGTCGTTTGATAACGTTTTCATAATGCTGCATGTAGTATTCTACAATGCGATTAAAGTCTCTGGGCACAGCAACACCGCCCATTGATGCCTTAACTACTTCTAGTTTTTTAAAGTCTAGAATCACACTGCCAGTTTGAATATCTCGCTTTTTCAAATTGCGTGATACTTCCATAGCTTCGTCGATTCTACCATCGGGTTTTTTATAGTATGTTAGGATTAGATATCTCATTGTATTTGTGTTAGTTCAATTAGTGTGGCACTCAAGTTGATTTCTACATCAGCCACGGAGTTATGATTTACTAGACCATTACGAATAACAATAATGGCTTGATCTTGGCGTTCAGGTGTATCTCCCCATAGATCCAAATTGTCATACATCCAGCGGAAAATATCTTCGGCTTCTTCGGGCGTGGAGTTTTGACAGATCATAGTTCTAGCAGCACGTACTTGTCCTTTCTTGAACAAGTCCACACATTCTAGCTTCCAATCGCGAGCACTACGATCAGCAAGTCCCGGGGGATTTAACTTGCCAGATTGACTGTTAAGTTGCACTAAATTCAAGCATTTTCGCAGATCTGGGTAGGTAGCTTTGACATAGCTGTCCAGCGTATCTAAGTCAAATTCCACACCTTCACTGACCAGCACCGTGGCTACGCGGGCAGTGAACTCTGTGTGATCAGTTTTGACAATGTGAAAGCCTTGACAGCGACTGTGGATGGGCGGAATGATCTTGTGCGGGTAGTTGCAAGTTAAGATAAAACGCACAGTTTCGGAATAGTCTTCCATCAAATTGCGCAGTGCAGGCTGTACCGAATCCTTGTTCATGTAGTCAGCTTCGTCGATCAGCACTACTTTGAACTTGCCAAATGGCATGGTCTGACAGAAGCTGATCAGTCGATCTACCCACTCAACTTTACGAGCTTCCTTGGATCCGTTTGCATACATCACATCGTATTCTTCAACGCCCAGCTGATGGATCAGCAGTTTGGCTAGTGTAGTTTTACCTGTGCCTGCCGAACCCGAAAGAAGCAAGTGCGGAATAGATCCGTCCTCGATCCAAGCTTCAACTTGTTCACGTTGTGATTGATCAACAAACACATAACCGTCTACATCTTTGGGACGGTATTTTTCTACCCATAAGTCTTTCATACGTTTTTCAATCCAATACGGCTATAGCCTAGTTCAGTTTTGACTTCTCTGCGACTTTCCTGCAGTTCTTTATTATACGCTTGAATTACTAACATAGCAAACTTTTCGGCATTGTCCACGCTCATCCATTTGCCGCTGGTATCTGTACCAGCCTGACGCATTAGTTCTTGAATTTGACTGTTCATTCGTATCTACTTCCGGGCTGGCCGGGGTCGTTTGAGCCTGTGCAGGCTAGGTTGTGATCTGTTGAGTGGGGGCAACGTTTGTTCCCACATTCTGGACAAACTATCATGCGAGTCATTACATAAGGAATACGCCCAGACTCGTCCATTCTGTCTTGATTGCAGTTGTAGCACCAGCAGGTGTATTGTTTGGCTGGTTGTTGTGTTTTGTTTTTGCCAAAAATAGCATCCCAGTTGGAAGCAAACTGATCCTGACTGACCGAAAATGGTCTTGGACTAGAACCTTTGCCTCCGTCGCTCATTACACCAACTCCTCAACAATGCCTAGTACTTCAGCTGCAATTAAAAATGCACCAGCTAAAATCAAGCTTTGCGGCCAGATCAGTGCAATGCCGGCTGCAATCCTAGTTGCGCTTTTTACAAGGCTCACATAAAAGTGACCCTTGCTTGTGTCTTTTGGTTGTATATTAATCATAGGTGGATGGTGTGGGCAGCGCCCTTGGTTATAATCGCATTTTGGTGAGTACGGTCGACGACAAATTTTACACTTGTTTGAGTTCTCTCCAAGCTCGTTGTTTGTCTTGTTCAATCTTTTGTTCCTTTAGCCATTCTTGTTCGCCGGCGAATGTAGGACAGTTTTTCAACATCTCGTCCAGTTCAAATTTTACACGATATAGATCTTGTTTGCAACTCCAGGCAGTCCATCCATCATTATAGGAACTTGCTGCTTCTCTGTAACACAAACGGATCTCGTTTATGATTTGATCAGCGTTCCAGCGTTGAATCAAACCCATGTTAGTTGTGCTGCATCCAGCTGGGTTTGGCTTCCACGTGAATAGCGTCCGAGAACGTTTCGTCTTGCATGGGCTCGTCGCTTTGAATCAAGATGTCATTGGGATCAACTCTGCGAAGAGTATGCTTGCCAGTTTCATCTTCTACGTCGATGCCGCGTGTCCAGCGTCCATGTGCCACAAGGATCCAGTCACCTACTTTGATGTCTTTCTGATCGGGACCCACAGCATAAACCTGTGCCCAGCGCGGGCGGATACCTGTGCCCTTGCCGTTGTCGTTGAGCAGCACAATACCACCTGTGGTAATGCGCTCGTCAAACACCATGTCTGCTACAATCACAGCCTCGCCCAAGGGTTTGAGACTGTGTCGCTGAATTTTGTGTGCTTCAAATGCTAGTTTTGTCATTTCTTTTGTGTGGTTTGATTTTGATATTGTTGATTAACTTGTTGTGTCTTTGAACTAATGGGGCGGTTCATGTCATCCACAACATCGCCGCGGGCGTTGACTTTCATATTGCCCACAGCACGTACCTGTTCATTTTGTAGAATCAAACGTCCCATGTCAACTGTTTTACCTTGTGCAGTTTTGTAAGTCTTCGATGTCATAGCAATCTCCTAAAACAATATTTAACGCAGGAATTCAGCAGGATCTAATTCGTAGTACATGCTGTCAACTCTGTGTACGCCCAGTTTATACAGCACATAACTGGCCACCGAACTACCACGACCCAACCCCCAGATCAGCCGATTCTCTGTCATTACATCCACTAGATACTTGAGATATCGCAGTAGATCAAACAAGTTTCTTTCTTGGAACAGCAGCAGTTCTTCACCGCAGCGTTGCAGTTCTGCATCAGTTTGGCACAGGCCTAGCACATGTGCTGCAATGTCTATGTTTTTGTATTCTTCAGGCATGTACCAGTTGGCCTGGCAACGGTGGTCCCACTCTTCCAGGCTCTGCTGTTGTGCCATTTCGTCGTAACGAATAAAAGCAGGAACATTGTCCAATATTGCAGCAGCCGATTCTAAGTCAACTGTGTGGTCAACTTGTAGATGATTCAACACTTCAAAATCAATACCCTGCAAATACAGGTTGATTACATCTTGCTCACTGAAAATCAGTTGTCCAAATTTGTCAGTTTTCATGCTTGGGGAATTTTGCGTATACCACAGTATGCTCGTTTTCTTGAGATTTGTC